ATGAGAAGCAATCGTATCAAATGATAAAAGATACAACAGCTCAAATAGTTATGGGTCACCTAGAGTTAAAAGGTTTCCAGATGAATAAAGGATATGTAATACAAGAAGGTGCAGACCATACAATATATGATAAGTTTGATATGGTATGTACTGGACACTATCATCATAAGTCTACAGAGAAGAATATTAACTATCTTGGTTGTCCATATGAAATGACATGGATGGACTATGAGGATCCTAAAGGCTTTCATATATTTGATACTGAAACAAGAGTGTTGACTAGAGTCGTAAACCCTAATAGAATGTTTTATAAGTTATGGTACAATGATACTAACTTAACATTTGAAGATGTAATGGCTATGGACTTTACACCTTACCAGAATGCTTATGTTAAAATTATAGTATCTAATAAAACTAATCCATACTTATTTGATACGTATGTAGATAAGGTAGAGAAAGCAGATACTATTAATCTACAAGTAGTTGAAGATCATT